CTGCAAGAAGTGGTGAAACTATATTTGCAGTAGGAACGGGAACATCAACATCAAATAGAAAGACAGGTTTCTTAATTGATTCAGGCTCTAACACATTCGTAGAAGGAACTCTAAACGTAAGTGGTTCAACATCATTTAACGGAGCAGTAAATATAACAGGCTCATTAACATCATCTTTAACAGAAGGATATGTATGGGTAGGTGGGGCAGGTAATGTTTCTACATTAGTTGCAACATCATCGTTTGGTGGTGGTAGTGTGCCAACAGGTACGGTTAGTTCATCAGCACAGATTACTGCATTTGGATTTATTAGTTCTTCAACTATACCAGAAGGAACAGTTTCATCATCAGCACAGATAGTAGCATATAATAAGTTTGCAACTACGGGTTCAAATACATTTACTGATTATCAAATCATTAAATCTAATTTGACATTCCAAGAACCAATTGCAGGAGAAGGAAGTGATAATTCAATTAGAATGAATTCACTAAACCAATCTACTTTATATATTCAGAATACATCTGTATCATCTGGCTACGCATCTGGCTCAATTCTACAATTAACAACTGCAACCGGTTCTAATGGATATGGATTTAGTGGTTCTGCTACATTCCAAATGGATGCAGTTTATGGTGGTAAAACTGCAAAAATGCAAGTTTCAAATATAAATGGTGTAGGAACTGCCGTATATGGATTTGCAGATAGAGTAGAGTTTGCAAAAGCAGCAGGTTTCCCTAATACACCAGCTGATACATTTAGAGTAGATGCAACTGCAATTGAATTGAGTGGTTCTATAAAAGTAAATACAGGAAGTTCAGGCTCAGCAGGTATTGTATCAGTTGGAAGTGGAGGAACTACTGTAAATAATGGTTTAGTAACATCTAATTCTATTATATTAGCAACTACACAAGAATTAGGTTCAGGAGATGAATATCCTGCAGTTGTATCAGGTAAAACAAATGGTTCATTTACACTAAACCATAACTTTGGTGGTAGTTTAAATGTAGCATACCTAATCATAAACCCACTATTTTAATATGATTAAAAATATAATAGATACTCTAGCATCAAATGATTGGTATAGTATAAGCGAAAGAGTTGAAATAGCAAAAGGAAAACACTCATACCCAAAGAGTTTAAAAGAAGCATTCAATAAAATTAAAAGAGTTGCGAAATGGCAAGAGAAATAAAGTTTAAAGTAGATGTAGATACTGAAGCATCAGTTGCTGAACTTCGTAAATTAAAAAAGGAAATCAGAGATGTAGCAGCAGGTTCTGAAGAGTTCAAAAAGCTACAACAAAATATTGATGATATTCAAGATTCTTTGGTTGCTTCAAGAGCATCTGCAGGTAACTTTTTTGATATATTAGGTCAATTACCAGGTCCGATAGGAACTATTGGTAGTGCAGTAGGAAGTACTGTAACTGCTTTAAAACAATTCACTTTAATAAAGTTTAGTGATTTAGCGGGTTCTGTTGTTGAGTTAGGTAAAGACTTCTTAGATATTGGTAGAAACATACTAAATCTAACTGGAATAACTAAGGTATATACAGTAGTTAATGAAACACTTACTGCAGCAATGACTGCATTAGGTATAGCACAAACTACTGCTGCAGCAGCAAGTAGAGTATTAGCAGCAGCATTAACTGCAACAGGTATTGGAGCAATCGTAGTTGCAGTTGGTTATGCAGTAAATGCATTTAATGACTTAACTAAATCATTAGAAGAAAACGCAAAAGTAAATAAAGAATTAGCAGGTGTTCAATCTCAGGAATCAGTAGCATTAACTGAACAATTAAAATTAGCTACAGATGTAACTGTAAATAGAAATCTTCAAATAAAATCTATTGAAGATTTAAAGAAAGCATATCCTGGATTTAATGCATTCATAGATAAAGAAAATAACCTAACAAAGCAAGGTGTTGAATTTATCAAATTGAAAATAAAACAATATGAGTTAGAAGCACAAGCTAAACTTATTGTTGGTAAGATTGCTGAAAACAATATTAAAGTACAACAAATCGAAAACTCTTCTTTATTAGAGCAAGTGGGTATGTGGGAAAAGGTATGGGCAACTATCAAATCAGGTGGTAATACATCTATATTAGTTAATGAGTTAGTTGCTAAAGGAGTTTCAAATACAAAAGATGAAGTAAAGAAAATAGGTGAAGAGAATGATAAGTGGAGAAAATCATTAACTACTGTATATGAACAAACAAATCAAGTAGTAGGTGCATTAAAACCATTAGAAGCAACTCTTAAAACTACTGCTGATGCAGAAGAAGCTGCTAAAAAAGTAACTGCTTCTAAAGGTGATACATTAAAATCTGTTAGAAAAGAAATAGAAGATTATATTGCTTCTGTTAAGAAATTAAATACATCGGTAGAGTTTAATCAATTATCAGCAGGTGAAAAGGAATTAGAAGCAGCTGATAAAGTATATAAAGATTTATTAGCTAAAGCCAAAAAGTATAATATTGATTTGAATTCTTTGCAAACTAAAAGTAAAGAGCAATTATTAGTTATAGCTAAAGAATCTTTTATTGATACAAAATCTTTAGAAGGTAAAAATAAAGAAGAATTATTAGCTATAGCTAAACAATCTAATGTTGATTTAAAATCTTTAGAAGGTAAAAATAAAGAAGAATTATTAGGTATAGTTAAGCAATCTGCTATTAATATAAACTCTTTAACGGAGGCATACCAAACACAAAGAAAAGCAATAAATGCAAAGTATGAATCTGATTTACTTAAATCAATTAGTGAGTATGTTAAAACAAATGAAGATTTAAGAAAAGATGCTAGGGATAAAGAATTAAATGATTCTAAAATTGCCTATGATTTATTAATAAAAGAAGCTGAAAGATTAGGAGTAAAAACAAATACTATTACAGAATCATACAATGCTAGAGTTGTAGAAATCAACAAAAAGTATGATGATGAAATTATAAAGAATAAGAAAGAATTTACCGATAAGGTAAATGAGATAAATGTTGCGGCAATAGCAAATGAAATTGAAAGAGCAAGAAAGGAAAGAGAAATCAAATTCCAAAATGATTTAGCATCATTAGAAGCTGATAAAAACTTTATTAAATTATCAGAAGATGAAAAGAGTAAATTAAGAGTATTACTTGCAAATGCATATAATAATGATATTCTTAAAATAAATGAAGATGCAAGACAAAAGGATAATGCAGATTTATTAAAAAAATACGATGATGAGTTAAGATTATTAGAACTAAGAGGTCAGAGTTTATTAGCAGGAACTAAAGCATACTATGAGAATAGAGCTCAGATACTTTACGAAGAAGAACAGAAAGAACTTGCAGCATTAGATATAACTGAGAAAGAGAAAACTGCAATTAAAGAAAAGTATTCTAAGTTAAGACAACAGTTAGATGAAGATGAGTTAGCAGCAACTGGTAAAGTAATTTCTCAAACCATAGATGCAATAGCAAGTGTAGGTAATGCAATTGCAAGTTCATACGATGAAGAAGCAAAAACATCTGAGGAAGCATTTGAAAAGAGAAAGAAATTACAAAAGGCAACTGCTTTATTATCTGCTGCAAGTGGTTTAGTTCAAATTTTAACACAACCATCTGTATTACCATCTCCATTCGATTGGATTGTTAAAGGTATAAACGCAGTAGCATTGGGTATTGCAACGGCAGTTAATATTAAAAAGATAGATGCAGTTAAATTTGATGGTGGTGGTTCAGCTGCTTCGGCAGGTAGTACAGGTGTTAGTGGTGGAGCAGCATCAGCAGCAACACCGAATATACCAACACCACAGATAGCACAAGCAATTGCACCACAAGTACAAACAGGAATGGCACAGAATCCTGCAACACAGATAACGAGAACATTAGCACAAACAACTCAAAAACCAGTAGAGGCATTTGTAGTATCTACATCCGTTAGTTCTCAACAACAATTGGATAGAAGAACAAACAGAGCTGCTACTTTATAAATTATTTCAAATTAGATTGTTAAAAAGGTATGAAGACATTTGAACTTATAATTGATAATCCTGAAACCGATGAAGTGGTAGCATTATCATTAGTTGAATTTCCAGCAATCGAAGCTGATTGGGTTTATTTCAACAAAGAAGAAATTAAATTTGCTACGGTTGATACTGAAAAGAAGATTATCATAGCACCTGTATTAATACCTGAAAAGAGAATTTTAAGATTATCAGGAGATGGAGAGCAATATCAAGTTTATCTATCAGCAGATACGATTGAAAAGTTAGCACAGAACTACATAAACAAAGGATACCAACAAAATGCTACATTAGAACATAATGATAGAATAGATGGAGATATAAGTGTAGTGGAAAGTTGGGTTTCAAAGAGTAGAGAGAAAGATAAATCAACTCTTTACTTTGATAGAAGTTTTCCTGCTGGAACATGGTTCGTATCTATGAAAGTAAATTCAGATGATTTGTGGAATGATTATGTAAAAACAGGTAAAATTAAAGCAATAAGCATCGAAGGTTTCTTTGAACATAAGTTAGTACAAGCATCAAAACAATTACCTATATCATTTAAAAATGTAGATGAGTTTAATGAAGAAGAAGCTGAAATGTTTCTATCTAAAATTAAACAATTGTTTGAATCATATGCTGATTACGGAGATGATATAAAGAACAATGCTAAAAGAGGTATTGAGTTAAATGAGAAGAACAACAATAAGTGTGCAACCCAAACAGGAAAAGTTAGAGCACAGCAATTGGCAAATGGTGAAGCTATATCAGTAGATGTAATACAAAGAATGTATTCCTATTTGAGTAGAGCTGAAACTTATTACGATAATGCTAATTCTGAAAACGATTGTGGTCACATTAGTTTTTTGCTATGGGGTGGAAAATCAGCACTAAGTTGGAGTAGAAATAAATTAGAAGAATTAGGATTAGTAGAAGCAGAAACTGCAGTATCTATATCATCTACATATGCAGGTGGTACACCATCAGGTAGTGTTAAGATGATTGAAGATTGTCCAATAGAAACACAAGATATTTCAGTAAATCTTGCAAACAGACAAAACGCAATAGATAAAGCTGATTACGGACCTGAAAATCCAAACGAACCTAATGAAGATTATTGGATTGCAAAAGCAAAACAATTCAAAGGAGATGTATCTGCTGCTAAAACTGCTTTATGTGGTAACTGTGCATTCTTTGACCAAAAACAAAAAACATTAGATTGTATAGCACAAGGTATAGGTGGGGAAGATGCATATGATGCAATAGAAGCAGGAGATTTAGGTTTATGTTTGGCATTTGATTTTAAATGTGCATCAAAAAGAACCTGTTCGGCATGGGTTGCAGGTGGTCCTCTAACTGATTAATATATGAATACTCAACAACAAAAAGCATTAAACTATTTAACTAAGTTTGCAAGACCTACAATCGATGCATTCACTATGTTTGATTATCTTACATCAGGTGAAGAAGTTGTTGTAAATTGGAGCAAGTTAGATGGACAAGGTGCAAGAAGAAGAATGGTATATGGTCCGTATTTAGGTGGAGCACTATACGATTACGAAGCAATGGGGTATATGGTGATGGATGATTTAACTAAAGGAGATTGGAGAACAGTTGTAATGGATAATGTTAAATCAATTACTTACAGAGGAGTAACCTACGAAGTAAATTAAAATTGTTAAATAGTAAAATAATAATACATTATGAAAATAGAAAACGGACAATCATATCAAGAGAATGGGCAATTCTCAGGTGGTTTAGAAACAACTGGTTCAAATTCAACAGATTTACCATTTGTAGCAAGAGGTGTATATATTGGTACATCTGGTAATTTAAAAGTTGATACAGTAGATGGTTCTACTCTTACTTTTGTTTCAGCATCAGGTTTCATTCCAGGACATGTAAGAAGAATATATGTAACAGGAACAACTGCTTCAAATTTGATTGCATTATCATAATACTATGTTAATAAGAAACTCTAATCTTAATTTAGCTTTACCAACTTTACAACAAGCTGGTATAAGAAAAGGTGCAATAGCTTGTCCAACTGGATTAGATTATATTGTTGAAAACTTTGATGAAGTAACTCAGACTTGGTCATCATCTTTAGGTAATCCTCTAGCATATGTTAGAAACGGTACAGGTGAAGTAACAAGAGACCAATTTGGTTTAGTGGTTGCATTTAGTTCCGGTTCATATTTAGAAGTATCAGGCTCTTTAACTAATCCTATGTATTGTGCATGTGTAACTGGTTCATCGATTATAATGAGTGGAGCAGGTATTGGTGGGTATGATTGGAGTATATTAGCTCAAAGTGGTCAATCGAATTTTTCACATATTGGTGGAAATGTACAACCTCCAGCATTTACAGGTAATGTTGCAGACCAACTAATTGCATTTCAATATCTTGGAGTTGTTTTATCTAGATACCAACTTACTTCTTACCTAAGTGGAATAAGATGGAAAGTTGCACCTTGTGATGCTGTTAGTTTCAACGTACAACAAGATGCAAGAACTAATTCAGGAAATGGTGGATATGGAAGTAATTTTAGATTACAAGGAAGTAAAATAAGAGCATTTGGATTTGGTGCACCTACTACCACATTGCAAGAAGAATATAGTTGTAGATATGGAACACCATATTATACATCATTCAATTGTCCTTAAACAATAAACAAATAATAACATGCCAATAGATTTACCAAAGGTAGGAGAAACAGAAGAACAGTATTTAGAATATTGTATCCCCGCAGAAATAGAAGCAGGCAAATCACAAGATGTTGCAGCTGCTATTTGTATATCTACTTATAGACAAGATAAGATGAGTTACATTAGAGATGCATATAAAAAGGCAATGGCAAGAATTGCGTATGATACTGATTTTAGAGGTATCAATCTTGCAGAAGGTGAAGGATTAGAAAACGCATGCTGGGATGGGTACGAGGCAATAGGTACTAAGATATTAGATGGTAGAGAAGTGCCAAACTGCGTACCAATAAAAGAATAACCTAAAAATCATTTTAAGGTATGGCTAAGGCAACCAAAGGTGGTAACACAATCAAAGTATCGTTCGGTAAAAAATCTATCGGCAAATCCAAAAAAAACTACGGTCCAAAGGAACAGAAACCTAAAAAGTATAAAGGACAAGGAAGATAACCATTTTAGTACGGAGATTACCAAAACCTCATTTCTTTTAGAGATGGGGTTTTTTGTTATTTAGAATCATTCTAAATTTCATAATAACTAAAAAATATTTTAGAAAGTGCTTTGATATGAACGCGGAATTTCGTATATTTACTTTGTAGTTCGGTGTAGAGCTACATTAACTTTTAAAATTTAAAACATTATGAACAATTTAGAATTAGTAAACGGAAACAAAAGTTTAGAAAAACTTTTATCAAATGTAGATTTTATCAAAACAACTGAATCAACTTCGGTAGGAAGTAGTAGTTGGTTGTATGAAACTTATTATAGTCATTCTCTGAAATGTAGAATTGAGTATAATACTACCGCAGAAGAGAAAGGATATAGTGTATTCTTAAATGTATCAGAAGATATTGAAGATACTATTGATTGTGATTTATCATTATGGTTTACAAATCTTAAATCATTACAAAATCATTATCTAAATAATGTGGATTTATACAAATCAAAATAATCAGTTAAACCTTAAACACAAATAGTTATGTTAGAATTATCAAAGTATGAAATGTTAGATGTATTAAAAGATAAGTGTGATTGGTATAAGTTTCGCCTCACACGATTGAATGAAACTGATAGTAGTGATATAGAAGAAAAGATTTGTATAGAATACTCCTTATCGTATTTAGAAGAGTTTGTAAATGATATGGAGGTAAGATTACATTGTGATTACTTAAATCAGTTAAACTTAAACAAATAAAAAAATGGTAACTTACATAGAAGAATTAGAAATTAGATTGATTGATTTGAAAGAAGAGTATTCACAATCAACAGAGTATGATGAAAATATGAGATTGGATATAGAAGAGTTAGAAGAAGAAATCTTCCAATACTACGAAAATAATTAAATTACGCGTTTCGGATTACCTAAATCCTACTTCTTTTAGAGGTAGGGTTTTTTGTTGTATAAAAAATAAATCAATTATTTTTACTGAAAAAGGCATTAAGGCATTTTCTTTTTATATATATGTGTATATGAATTACAGAAATATATTTTATAAATCATTTGGAATTGTGAAATAGTTTTCGTATATTTGTATTAACAAAAGAGAATGCGAGACTCTCACAAGATACTGAACGAAAGTTCAAACCCTCATCTGAATTAAGTGCTCGCATCACTTGGTTTATTTGGGGGTTTTTAATTTAATACTATTATGGCAAGACCAATAAAACACAATGCAGATTATTTCTCACATGATGTATCAATGAGAGATGATATTAAAATCAAAGCGATTAGAAGAAAGTTCAAACATACAGGATTTAGTGTTTGGATTATGCTTTTAGAATTACTAACATCAAATGAATACTTTGAGTATGAATGGACTGAACTAAATATAGAATTGTTAGGTCCTGATTTTGATTGTGATGCTGATGAAATTAAAGAGATTGTAAATTACTGTATATCTCTAAATCTATTACAAATTACAAACGGATACTTACATTGCGATAATCTTACAAAGAGATTAGAGGAGACAGTATTGGTTCGTAGAAAGGATTATTGTAGTAATAACTCCAAAAGATTTAAGTTGAGTGGAGTTAATGATGACATTAATGAAGTAAATGATTACATTAATACACAAAGTAAAGGAAAGGAAAGTGAAGTAAAAGAAAGTAAACTACACGAAACGAAAGTGAAGTGTAGTAAAGAAAACAAAAGTGAAGTAAATGCTGCTGATAAATGGGAAACTATGATGATTGGTAGTATTGGTTAAATAAATAACCTCTCTTTGAGGAGAGGTTATTATCAGTTAAATTAAATAATATAGTTATGATACATTCAGAATACACAAGAAGAAAACATTTGAGTAAAGACGTAAATGAGTTAGTTACGTCTATGATAGCAGTTAGTGATATATCAGAAGATGAATTAAAGTTCATCAATGATAATTTAAGTTATTTCAAAAGAAACCTACAAGATATGGGATTTCATCAGTTTAACTCAACACATGATTTGTATGAGATAAGTCAGTTTGCATACAACTTTTATGATTTAGTTGAGAAGTATGAAATCAGTAAAAAGATTTCTTTACCATTAGATAAGTTTGAAGAGATGCTTCACACTCTACACAGAATAATAAAGCAAAGTTTGCAATTACAATTCATTTTGGACAATATGGAAAAGAGTAGAGTTCAAAAAGAAGCATACTCAAATATGAAATATTAAAATAAATAAAAAATATTTTAGAAAGTGCTTGGATATATCAGCAGAATTTCGTATCTTTATTATATGTGAGAGAGTGATGTAGCTCTCTTCAATTTCAACCTTAAAATTTAAAAAAAATGAAAAATGAAATGATTAGTATTAGCCAAAATGAATTATCAACTTTGTTAGAATCAGCAATTATGTTGAGACAACATATGGAGTATTTAGATATTGATGCTTGTTACAACATCATAGAAGATGGTAGTTTAGATAGTGAAACCTACGATGAAACTGGTGAGTATTCTGACGAGGAAAATAAAATAATGGAAGATAGAGTAGAAACTTATTTATCTTCATTGAATACTACAATCAAAAATTTAATAAATAAAATCTAAAATAATTACGAAAAGACTTGACTTTGGTTCAAGAATTTCGTATATTTACAATGTTGGTTCGGTTATCAACATTTAAACTTTAAAAACAAAAACAGTTATGAAAAATTTAACAGAAACAAAAAATGAAATTCGTCACTTCGAACAAATCCATTTAGATTTAGGATTTGAAATAGTGCAGTGGAGAGGATTTGAAACTCGTGAATATATTGGTAAAAAAGGTAATGATACTTTAATTACTAATGATGATGGTGGTTATGATTGTATATACAATGGTACAGAGATGACTTACGATGAACTTAAAAGCTTATTAAATAATTAAAATAGTTTTCATAGATAGTGTAGAAACCCTACTGGCATTGTTGGTAGGGTTTTTTATTAAATTAAAAAAAAACTTTAGAAAACATTAGGATATATGAAAATAATTTCGTATATTTACTTTGTAGTTCGGGTGAGCTACTTTAAACTTTAAACTTTAACCCCTTATTATTATGTTAAATTCAATTCAAAACGAAGAGTTAACCCGTATGGTAAACAAACTCTCAACACACACAAGTGATTTTGCAAATTATGAAGTAGAATCATTATCATCAGATAGAAAATATACTGATGGTGTTTATACTAAATCAACAGATAATATCCGTTTATGGGGATATGTTCCAGGCAAATATGCTATCTTAATTGATTATACAATAAAGTATTACCTTGCAAGGAAAGAAGATTATGAACATACTATTACAGGTAGTATCTTCTCAGAAGATGAAAACGGAAAATTCAGAAGTACTAATATTCCAAATGATGTAGATAGTATAGATGCTTTAATCCGATACTTACAAACTACATTAAAATAAATTTTATAAAATATTAGGATATATGGAAATAATTTCGTATATTTACTTTGTAGTTCAGAGTGAGCTACTTTAAACTTTCAACATTAAACACACACAGTTATGTCAAATTTATCAAATGCACAAACAGAATTATTAAAGTATTTACATTCTCAAATTAGAGAAGCATCAAAGCAAAGAGATGCAGAGGTTAGTAAATTAGCAATTTGGATTCAAGCCAAAGAAGAAGATTCAGCGGACATGCAAGCAGTTATTGATTATGAAATCAACAAAGCAAAACTAAACATTGAATCATTAAATCTTAGATTTGAATGGTTAGTTATACAGTTAGAAGCATATGTTCCCTCATTAAAATAATTAATTGATTACTCATTTGTTTGTATAAATCCTGCTTCCTTTGGAGGCAGGGTTTTTTGTATCTAAAAAATAATTTATATATTGCTAGGAAAAGTAAAATAATTTTTGTATATTTGTAATGTATTAATTACTAAGATATGAGCAAGACAACTGAGATTACTAAGCAAGTACAAAGATTAGGTAGAAAAGCTGAAAGGCTAGATAAGTTAGAAGTAAAGTTGCATAAATTACTTACAACTCTTCACTTCATTATTGATACAGAAGATGACAAATCAAAAGTTATCTTTGCTAAAAGAATATTACAGATAATAGATTAAACGATTTTGAAATTAAATGTTAAAGTATATGAGAAGAACTTAATTAATACTACATCAGTATATTATAGATTATGTAGTGTTCTTCCAAATATATAGTCCTCAGCAGGTTAGTTCCATTTCCTGTTGAGGATTTTTTTATACTCAAAAAATAAATGGATTATTTTTATCAAAAAAGACATTAAGGACTTTTCTTTTGATATATATTGATATAGACAATACTAAAATAAAATGGATAATTATGAAAAAATGTAGCAAGTGTAGAGCAGTAAAAGAAACTACACAATTCTCAAAGTGTGCAGCAAGAAAAGATGGATTACAATGGAATTGTAAATCTTGCAATTCAAAAGATAATCTAAAGTTCAGAGAACAAATCAATCCTAAACATCACGCAGAGTGGCAACGAAACAATCCACAACGATTAGTTGAGTTAGTATGGAAGTATCGTAAAGCTGATAAAGGTGGTCAGATATACTCAATAAAAAATCCTAATGGAGAAGTTTATATTGGAATGACAGAAGCTCATTTAACTGTAAGAAAGTTAGAACACAAACAACATTTCAAAAGAGCAAAGAAAGATAAGAGGTTATTACTTCCTTTGTTACATCAGAGTTTTGAACTTTACGGTATTGAAAACCATATATTTGAAACAGTAGTTGAATTAGAAGGATACGATAGAAAGCAATTAGGATATGTAGAATCATCATTCATTAAATCATTTAAACAAATAAATAAATCACTCAACGTAAGAATAAATTAGTTATGAAAGAAGAAAAGAAGTACTGCATGTTGCAGTTGAATAGTGAAATACACACACTACTTAAAGATTACTGTAAGAAGAACAATATGATTATGGGTGCTTATGTAGCATCTCTCATTAGAAAATCAATAAAGAACAAATGATTTGTATTATAAAAGTTGGAAATATAGTATCAGCAATATTAGATATTATATTCTTAGGAAGAGCAAAAGATATTGCAAGTTATATTGCAATCGAATTATTAGGAAAGGAATCATGCGGATGTTTGCAAAGACAAATTTATCTTAATGAACTATTCGGATGTAAAGAAGGAATTAAACTAAAATAAAATGTATTACATATATCATATACCAGGAGTTAAAATAGGATGTTCAATGCATCCTAAGAAAAGAGTTAAATCACAAGGTTATACTGATTTCGAAATATTAAATAAATCAGAAGATAAATTATTAGCAAGTGAATTAGAAATACAATTACAAAAACAATACGGATATAAAATTGATAGAGTAAAATACCATCAGGGAAAATATAAATCAATGGGGCATAAAGGTGGTGCTAAATCTAAAGAGTTAGGACATACTAAAAGATTACAACAAATAGGTAGTAAGATTGCTTCATCATTACCTAGAACAGAATCACAAATGCAACAAGCATATAAAGTTCAAAAGATAGGAGCTGCTATTGCATGGGAAAAACCAAGAACACAAAAACAATTGGATGCATTCAAAGAAGCAAGAAAGATAGGTTGTGTAATGGGTGGAAAAGCTGCAGGTGCTATAATGAAAGAAAGGTTAAGAGTTCCAATTGCAGCATATCTAAAATCGGACAATAGTTTTGTTGGTGAATATATTTCAGTTTCAGATTGTGCAAGAGAATTAAATTTAAAACCATCTGATATTTTTGGTTGTTTAAATCCTAACAGACCTCAATTATCAACAAAAGGATATACATTTAAAAAAACAATTAAATAAATAAAATATGCCAATACACTACGCATCAACACCAAAGGAAGTTCAATTACCAAAATTGAAAATGTTAAACAAAAACGAAAGAACTTATTATATTGTAGATTTTTCAAAAGTTACAAAGATAGAGGAAATTGTGACAATTATCGCATCAATGGGTGTTCTAATATCAGATGATAATCCATTGTATTCAAAGTTGGAGCATTTAATAATGAAAGATAATCCAATATCAGAATCAGAGTTAAACCAAAAGTAATGTTAAAGGTAATAAAAGAGATTGAAAAGGATTGGTTTTTAATCCTCTTAGAAGGAACGAAAATACATCAGGTATGGAATAGGTTAGACCTGTATGAGAAACTCCTTGAGAATGGAAGCAATCATCTTCTAGAGGGTGATACTATGACAGATTCGGAATTGAAAAAAGTAATACAAAAAATTAAAGAGTTAAAAGAATGGGAAAATTTACACAAGAAGAATTTATAGAAGTATTAGCATTGGTAAATAGTATCGGTGATTTTATAGATACAAATAAAGTACATCCGTTATGGGAAGCATACTGTAAGGTAACAGATGGAGGAGGAGCACCACCCTGTACCTGTAATCCAAGAAAGTGGCAAGAAATAGTTACAACTTTAAGAGAGTACATAACTACAAACAACTTATAAAGTATGGATGATTTTGAACAAAGAATAGAGAAACTATACATTAAACATTACGATTGGTTATTTAGAACAGCAATAAATTTAACCAAAGATGTTGAAGATTCCGAAGATTTGGTTCAATCATTATTTGTTTATCTTTTAGAAAAGCGAAATGTAAAGATATTTTACAAAGATACTTTCAACTTACTATACTGCCATCGTTTCATCAAATCTCGTTTTTTAAACAAAAAGAAAAGAGATAGTAAGATGTATAATACGGACTGGTTTAGTGAAGGAATAGAAGATGAAGAATATGATACGGAAATGGATAATGATATAATGTTGCAATATTCATTAGTTCAATTAGAATTGGAGAAACTTAAAAATACAAAGTTATGGTCTGATGCACTTATATTCAAAGAGTATGTAGAATCAGATAGTTCTTTAAATGATTTAGCAAACAAATATAAGATTTCTAAATCTACGGTGTTCTTATCTTGTAAGAAAATTAAATCTTATTTAAAAACAATAATCCACAATCCTTTAGTAAATTAAAAAGTTATAATGATAGAACTCAATAGAAAGTGTATAAAATGTAGTGAAGAGTTCCAACTAAAACCAACAGATAAATCATCTAACATCTGTGGTAAATGTAAAGCTTCATACCAAAGAGCATACGCAAGAAGAAAGGTAGCAGAATTACCAGAAGATGAACGTTACAAAGATAAATACCCATATGATGAAACTAAAAAGTTAAGAAGATTTACTGAAATCAGACAAAAATTAAATAGTATGCACAATAGAGAAGAGTGGCAAGCATTCTTCAAAGAACGGTTAGATTATTTAGAAGAAAACGAACCTGATATATTAGTTTGGATTTATGATAGAAGAGACCACGGAACAATGGATGAAAATAGAATTTCGAGAGTTAAAGAAAATTATGAAGATACAAGAAGTACAAAACAAAACGATAAGTCTTGGTTTGATTGAACCTCTATCTGTAATGCATTTCGACAAAAGTAATAATCAAAAATATTACTTTGATAAATCTGATTTAGATATAAAGCAATTTAAGAGCGGGATTAAACCTAATGAGTATGGTGGAGTAATTCGTTTAAGTGAATTTAATGCTCAACTATGTGAATGGATTGTAGAGTATTGGAGTAAAGAAGGAGATACAATTGTAGACCCATTTGCAGGTAGAGTAACGAGAGCAGGAGTAATAACGGACATGAATAGAAATTATATAGGTTATGAAATATCACCACAGACATATCAAAGAAGCATAGAACATTATCAGAAATGGAACATACCTGCCACTCTTTATTTAGAAGATGGTAGAAAAATGGACAATACAAAAAAAGAAACTGCTGATTTAATTGTTACTTGTCCTCCTTACTTTAATTTAGAAAGGTATGAGAGTGTAGAAGGACAGATAAGTGATAGGTTTAAGTATAGTGATTTCTTATATGATATAGATTTAACCATACGCAATTGTAAAAGAGTTTTAAAGCAAGGTGGATATGGTTGTTGGGTTGTAGGTGATTTCAGAAGTTTCCATAGATGGGGTGGGTTGTTATCATTCCATAGTGATTTAATAAAGATAATTAAAGATAACGGATTAGAGCATTGGGATACAATCGTACTACCATCTAATTATTCTCCTATCATACACGCAGTTTTAAAATCAGCAAAGGCAAAACAATACACTGCAAAGAAGCACGAATATCTAATAGTATTTAAAAAAGAATGAACTTACCTTCAATAGAAATAGAATGGGAAGATTTTATAGATTTAGATGAAGTGCATGTAGATTATATGGAACTCTTCGGTATTATATTACTTACGTTAGTAAAAGATGATGATGCTAAGATAATCTATTATGAATACAAAACAGATGAGTGGGGAGTGATGGGTTCTTAACTACGAATGATTAAATACTTTGTTATACTGAAAACAACAATTAATATCAAATGGCAAAAGGATTTCAAAAAGGAGTAAGTGGTAATCCTAAAGGGAGAGCTAAAGGTGTCCCTAATAAAACTACTGCTGAGATTAAAGAGATTATCACACGCATCGTAGGTAATCAATTAGATAGATTGGAAAAGGATTTGGACTTAATAAGAAAAGATAATCCAGAAGAAGCAATAAGGATAGCAACTAAACTTATTGATTATGTTATACCTAAGCAAACTAAATTAGATGTTGATGGTAGGTTAGAGCATAGTGTAAATAAATTAGTTATAGAGATAAAGAAAGCAAATGGGAAGGACGATTAACATACAGACTACTATTACATTTGAAAACATAATGAATAGTAAAAGTAGAGTTGTTCATAATATAGGTGGCACAAGAAGCTCCAAGTCATACTCAGCACTTCAGTATTGTATTGTTAAAGCAATGGAATCTTCACACAATATTACAATCGTTAGAAAGACAATACCATCTTTGAAGCGAACGGTTATGAAAGATTTAAAAGATATACTAACTCATTTAGAACTTTGGCATGATAATGATTTTAATATTACTGATAGAATATGGACATACAATAACTCGTCTATACAATTCATTTCTACGGATGATGCAGAAAAACTTAGAGGTGTTAAGTCTGATATACTTTATATTGATGAAGCATCTGAGATTGATGAAGAAGCTTATTTCCAATTGGCTATTAGAACAAGTGGAAAAATTATTCTAACATACAATCCAACTATATCACCTGTCCATTGGTTAAGGAAGATGGAAGATTGTGATAGGTACATAACTACATATAAAGACAATCCTTTCTTACCTGCTGATATGGTAAAGGCAATTGAAGAGTTAGAATTTAAATCACCTAAGAAGTGGATTATATATGGTAAAGGAGAATACGCACCCAATGATGCTTCCATATTTGAATTTGATTTAACAGATAAATTAGAAGGAGAACTAATCGGATATGGGATGGACTTTGGATATTCACAAGACCCTACATCTTTGGTTGCTCTATATAAGCAAGGAGATACTCTGACAATCCAAGAACTCTTATATGAGAGAGGTTTAGTAACAAATGATATAATCACTAAGCTCAGAGGATTTGGAATCAACAGAGAGGAGATATGGTGTGATTCTGCAGAACCAAGATTAATAGACGAAATATATAGAGGAGGGTTCAATGCAAAGCCTGTAAAGAAAGGAGCTGATTCAATTAACTTTGGAATATCAGTATTACAAAATTACAAATTGTTAGTCCATTCAAAATCACAAAACTTAATTAATGAAATGTATTCTTACCAATGGGCAACTGATAAGTATGGATACCAATTGGATAAACCAGATGGTGGTTTAGACCATGCTATAGATGCAGCAAGATATTGCGCAATGATGAAATTAACAAAACAAAATCAAAACAAAGGAGTATATGCCATATCTGTCAGATGATGAAGTAAAAGAAATAGATGAATATGTAAATTCATTAGAAGGTAATGTAGAATACTACAGAGAGTTGTGTGCCATACTACAAACACAAAGAGATATGGCAGAATCAAAGCTAAAGATGCTAAGAGCAGAATTAATGGATAATAAAAGAACTGAACCAATAACAATAAAAATATGAGTGAGCAGATAGTAAGTGTAACCATACCACAAAGTTGGTCTGAGATAACATTAGAAAAATATCTAAAGTATAGAAAGAACTTAGATATGTTTAAAGATGATGAAGATTATAATGAGCAAACTCTTTTGATTGCTTTAGATATTCTATGTGGAGTAGATATAAAGTACATTACTCAAATAGGATTGGATAATTTAAAATTGATTCAAGAAGACTTATCATCTTTTATGGGTAAAACAGATTTTGAATTACAAAGGTTAATAACAGTAAATGGTGTAGAGTATGGGTTCGAACCTAACTTATCTAATATTGCATATGGTGCTTATTTAGATATAAGTAAGCATGATACTATTGCAATAGATAATAACTGGCAAAAGATAATGGCAGTATTATATCGTAAGGTAAAGAGTAAGAGTGGTAAGTATTATGATATAGAACCATATACAGGTAACGAAGATTATGAGTGGGTTAAGAACACAACAATGGATATCAATTATGGGTGCCTGTTTTTTTTTATCAATTTATCAAAAGACTTAGTACTCTCTACCCTGAAATCTTTGAAGAAGGAGGAATGGGAAACCCATCAATTATTGAAATCAATCATGGGAAAAAATGGAGAGGGTATGCTTCAATTGTTGAACTCGCAAATGGAGACATCACAAAGTTTAATGAGATAGCAGATGAACCGTTAGAAAAGTGTTTATTGTACCTATCATATAAATCAGATACGAGAGTTGTTCAAGACCAAGTTCACAGATTGGCAATGAAAGGAATGTAAAATTGGAAATTTAATTATTTAATTGTTAAATCATTATGAGACGGAGTAAAGAATACGGAATCTATATTGGAGAAACACAGGGATTGGCGACGCCAGGTCCTGGTAGTAGAAGAGGTTGTTTGTGTAAAGGAGCTAAAAAGTATAGTAGAGAGTGTTGTGATGGTAGATTGTGGGGACAAGGAATAGGTAAAACTCAATCTCCATATCCTACAAACGAATAAAATTATACGAAAGATAATTTAATTGTTAAATCTATAAATTATAATCACAAATATGAAACCACAAACAGTACTTAATAAGATTATGACTCTTCTTTCAATTCAAGAAGAAGTTAAACTTGCTTATGGCCAATTGGCTGATGGAACTATTTTAGAATCTTCAACATTCGATGTTGGTGAAGCAATTGATATTGTTTCAGAAGATGGAAGTAAATCACCTGCACCTAACGGAGAGCATGAGATTGCATTAAAAGATGAATCAGGTAATGAGGTTATCATTAGAGTAATCGTAGCAGATGGTAAGATTACTGAAAGAATGAATGTAGAAGAATCAGCACCAGAAGCACCTGAAGAATCACAAGAATCAATTGAACAACAAATGTCTGAAGAAGTTGTTCCTGTTGAAACTATTGCAGAACCTTCACAAGATGAGAGAGATGCTAAGATTGCATCATTGGAAACAAAGATTACAGAGTTAGAAGCTCTTATCAATGAATTCAAAGCTTACAAAGATATGCAGATGGAAGATGTTGATGTTCCACAATTAGATGGAGCTCCTATTGAAGAAGCTAAATTCTCAATCGGACATCAATTCAAATCTCAAAAACCACAGAGTACAATAGATAGAGTTTTCGCTAACCTATCGAAATAAAATAATTAATAATTTAAAAATTAGTAGAAATGAAACAAAGACAAAATTTTGCAACAACTACTTCAATAACCACTACCTATACAGGAGATTTTGCTGGAAAATATATCGCAGCAGCTCTTTTATCAGGTAAGACATTAGACCAAAGAGCAATCACAATTGTTCCTAATGTGAAGTATAAGCAAGTAATGAAAAGAATCGCAACAACTAACATCATCCAAGATGCTACTTGCGATTTCGCAGCAACAGGCTCAGTAACTTTAACTGAAAGAATTTTAACTCCTAAAGAATTGCAAGTTAATATTGAACTTTGCAAGAAAGACTTTAGAAGTGACTGGGAAGCAATTGAGATGGGATTCTCAGTATATGATAATCTTCCTGCATCGTTCACAGATTTCTTATTGGCTCAAGTAGCAGGTAAAGTTGCAGAAGCAACAGAGCAAGCTATCTGGTCAGTATCAGCATCTGGAAGTGGTAATTTCCAAGGTTTGTTAAACCAATTGACAGCAGGTGGTTCTGGAGCAGTATCTTCATCTGCAAGTGGTTCAATCACTTCAGCAAATGTAATCGCTGACTTAGAAGCATTAGTATCTGCAATTCCTGATACAGTTTATGGTAAAGAAGATTTAACTATCTACATACCAACAAACGTAGCTAAAGCATATCAGCAAGCATTAGGTGCTAACTACGCAAACGGATACAATAACTTAGTAACAGTAGGTCAAAAACCTTTTGATTACAATGGTATCCCATTATTCGTAGCACCAGGTTTACCATCAAACTATATGGTAGCTGCTGAGAAATCTAACTTATTCTTCGGAACTGGTCTTTTATCAGATTCGAATGAA